TCAGACGGCGATCAGGCCGTGTCCGCGAAGTGCCTCTAGCACGTCGGACAGGGTGGTGCGAGCTTCCACGTCGATGGTATTTCCACCTTCCGGCGTCGGAATTGCGGCGCGCTGTTCGCCGACCACGGCGATCCCGCCGACGATCACCCGCGACGCTCGCACCTCGCCGATGCGCCACGCACCGCCGCGGAACCGGACGATCGTTTCGCCGCCGGTCCACCACAGCGCCATGCCCTCCCGCGGTGCAACGAAGCGCCAGCCGCCCGCGACATGACCCGCGATGTGCCCCGCCATGCCCGCCCACGCTCCGGTCGGCGCATCGCCCACGATCCAGCATGCGCCGGGGGCGGGATCGGCGGGCGTGGTCACGGGCGGCGTGTCTTCGGCAACGCCGATGACACACCCATGCAACAGCAGGTCGATGCGTGTCAGCGCCTCGTTATGGGTCGTTTCCTTCTGCGCCTGCGCGGCATGGAGCAGGGGCAGCGACAGGCGGGCGGTATGGTCGGTCATGCGAACGTCTCCGGCAGGTACAGGATGGTGGCGGGGCGCGACGGGCCGTGGGTGCCGATCTGGCGCACCTCGATCCGGGTCGGCGATGCGGGGGCGGCGATGCGCAGCGCCGGTTCGGCGACGTCGTTCGTCACCGCCACGCCGTCGTCGCCGGTGCAGGTGACGCGATACGCCTCCCGCTCCTCGCCCAGCGGTATGTCGACGGCATCGCGCCATGCCCAGCCGCCGCGCCCGCGCCGGACCCATGTAACGGAAAGCATGTCGCCGTCGCGACCGATCGTCAGGTGGACCGGCGCGGGCGGCACGATCCCGCGTCCGTCCGGCAGGATCGTCGCGGTCGCCACATCGTCCCCCGCGATTCCGACCGCCATCGCCGACCATGCGACGCCGACGGCGGCGGGCGCATCGACCCGTCGCAGCGTCGCCGGGTCCAGCAGGACGAAGCCGTCGCCCTCCCCATGCGCGGCGATCGCCCATTCGGTGCCCCGCCGCCCGCGCCACAACCGCGACAGTCGCCAGCGGGTCGGCGACAGCCGCTCGGCCCGACCGAACTGCACGATCTCGTCGCCGATCAGCGCGGCATTGGCCCCGCCGTCCATCGCCGCCTCGTCGGCATCCGGCAGCGTCATGCCGTCGTGCGACAACACGACCTCGATCCGGGTCGCGCGGTCCTCGATCGTCGATGGACCGACCGCCACGCCGCCGACGACCCGCCCGATCGTCCCGGCGGCGGCGGTTCCCCCCGCCTCGTGCCAGCCGCCCGCATCGTCGCCGTACAGCAACGTCGCGCGACGCCAGCCCGCTCCGGTCCCCGCCGCCACCGCCGCGATCGTCGGCACCCCCTGCGCCCCGTCATCCCCGTCCGGCAGTTCGACCAGCCGCAGCAGCGTCGCCCCGGCCACCTCGTCCGCCGCCAGTTGCGGCGTGCCCGTGGCGACGGGCGGCGGCAGCGAGGCGGCGGCGATCGGCACCAGCTCGACGACCACCGCCGCCCCCTCGATCCGCACCCGCCGCGCCCGCCACAGCCCCGGCTCGCCCGCCACGACGATCCGGTCGCCCGCGCCGATGCCCAGCGCGTCCCAGTCCAGCGTCACCGTCCGCACCCCGCCCGACAACGCCAGTCGCGCCGCCGCCGCGCCCGCGATCGCGGCGGCATCGGCCCCGGTCATCGCGGCGGGCAGTTCGATCCGCACCACCCGCCCCGCCGCGCCGGGCGTCAGCACCTGCTGCACCCCGATCTGGTGATCGCGGTCGATGTCGTGATAGGCGATGGCGACGCTGGCGGGTTGCGCGGGCGGCCTGCGCCATTCGGGCGCGTCACCGGTCGCACCGCCATCGCGCACGACCCGCGCCGCCCCCGTCCCCTGTCGCAGTACCACGCCCGCGCCCTCGGCGGCGTACCAGCCGCCCACTTGCCCGACCAGCGCGTCCACCGCATCGCGCACGCTGTCGCCGCTCGCCGCATATCCACGCAGGATCGGCCCGGCATCGTCCGCCCGGATCGCGCCGCCGCCCAATGCGTCGACGATATCGCCGACCGACACCGTGCCTTCGTCCGCCTCCACCTCGAAGGTCAGCGACGGGATACGGTTGCCGAAATCGGCCAGCGCCATATCCTCGAACACGGCATAGGCGATGCCGCGATGCGCCGGCGCCGCGCCGATGCCGACGATGCTGGCGATCAGCGGATCGGGCATCTGCCCCTCGTCGCCCCGGTACAGGCGGAACCCGGTCCGCGTCTTCCAGTCGCCCGCCGCGCCGCGCAGCAACTTGCCCTCGGCCCAGATGCGCCGCACGCCCCGGATCGGTCGCGCCGACAGCGCCACGGCGAACGACGCCGAATAGCGGTAGGTCGTCGTCCGCCCGGTCGCCTTGCCGCCGCTGCTACCGCTCGCCTCGCGCAGGTCGGTGGCCCAGATTACCGTGCCCGCCACCCGCACCGTCCCGAACAGTTTGGGGATGGCGGTGCCATAGCTCGACGTCTGGACCCTCAGGTCGCTCAGCCTCGGCCCCTGTCGCGTCGGCCCGCCGTCCACCGCCCGCCCGATCAGTCCGCCCAGCGCCGCACCGACCGGCCCGCCGATCACCCCGCCGACCGTCGTCAGCACCATCGTCGCCATGTCCGTTCTCCCGCATGTTCCGCCACACCGACAGGACCGGCCACGGCGGCGGCCCCGGTCGCTCCACCACCCGCCGTGCCGCCACATCGGCATGGACGATCCCGTCACCGGTCCCGATCGCCAGATGCACCTGCCCCGGCCCGCTTCGCAGCAGCAGCACGTCGCCCGCTCCCGCGACCACGACCGGCGACAGCCCCGCCGCGCGCAGCCCCGCCGCCATCCGCACCGCGTCCCCGCTGCGCAGCGGATAGCCGGACGGCACCGCGATCCCGAGCGCCCACCCGATCAACCCGATGCAATCCATCCCGCCCGCCGGATCGCGGCCATGCGGGCGGAACCGGCACCCCACCGCCGATCGCGCCCGCGCCACCACTTGCGCGCTCATCCGCCGGGATATCGCGTGAGCAGGTCGATGCCCGGCAGATACGGCTCGCCCCGAAAATTCGGCACATTGTCGAACCGGTCGCGACACGTCGCCAGCGTGCGGTCGCACCCTTGCGTCACCTCGACCATCGCGCCGGTGCCGTCGAAGCGTGGCGGCTGCATCAGCGTGACGCCCGCCGCATCGCCGCCGACGATCGCCTCGCCCAGCCCGCTATTCGCCCCGCCGATCCACCGCAGCCGCCCCTGCGCATAGCCGCTGCCGTCGATATCCAGCACCAGCCGCGCATCGTCCTGCACCACGACCCGCGCCATCCTACGCCGCCCCGCCATCGCCACCCGGCACCGCCGGTCGCCCAGCGTCGCGCGGCATCCCGGCGACGTCGCCTCGACCACCGGCGCGTCCAGCCTTGCCTCCCCGCCCAGCAATTCGGCGGTGAAGCCGCCGCGCGCGGTCTCGATCGTGCCGATCCGCCCCTCGGCCAGCGGCACCACCGCCGCCGCCGGATCGGCCCAGTCCACCGCGAACACCATGATGCGCGCCCCGTCGAACCGCCCGGCCAACAAATCCCCCGCACCGATCGCCGCGTGCGACAGCGCGCCGCCGATCTCCAGCGCGGGCGCATCCAGCGTATCGTCGCGCACGATGGCGGACGGCGTCATCCCCGGTGCGGCGCGATAGGTCAGGCCATCCACCACGACATCGCGGTCGTGCGCGGTCAGCCCGATCGTCACCCCGTCGCGCCGCTCGATCCGCCAGCACCAGCACAGCGTCGTGACCACGCTCATGGCTCGCGCACCTCGATCAGCGGCACTTCGGGGGCATTGCCCGCGCCGAACGTCGCCCGTGCCACGCGCAGCCCGTCCTCGGCAAAGCGCACCGGCACGTCGAACGCGAAGCCCGCCGTCACCACCGCACCGACCGGCGGCGGCCGGTCCAGCACCACCTGCCCCCCGCGCTCTACCATGAAGCCCTGCGTCTCCACGCCGTCGACCGCGACCCGGACGCTGCCCGCCACCGGCCGCGTGATCCGCCGCGCCATCGCGCCGTATCGCTTGACCAGCGCAAAGGCGGTGGCGATCCCGTCGCCGCTGCCCAGCGCCACGTCGCGCGCGCCCACCGGGTCGCCGGTCGCGTGGTCGAACGGGTCCTGCAACCGGAACCCGCGCGCCGGTCCCATCCGCGCCCGGAAGAAGTCGAGCAGCAGCGCGATATCGCCTTCCGACCGCACCCCCGGCCCGACATCGTACCGGGTGCGCGGTTGCGCCCAGTCGGCATTGCGCCGCTCCGCCCCGCCCGCCCCGGTGGCGATCGCGGTCCTCGTTTCGGGCATCACCTCCGCCTCGCGCCCCAGCGCCAGCGGAAAGCGGATATCGTCGAACGCTTCCACGTCGTCCTCCTCGTCGAAATGCACGAACCCGTCGCGCAACACCTGGGGCAGCGCCCACAAGAACGTCTCCGCCACGCCGCGCGCACGGGCAGCGCGGGCCGCCGCCGCGATCGCCGGCCATTGCCCGCGATCCTCCGGCCGCAGCACGAAGCCCGAAAAATAATGCTGTTCGCCGACCGGATAGCGCAGCCGCACCCCCGCCGCCGCCACCGCGCGCCGGGTCGCCCCGACATTGCCGGTCGCCGCCCAGTCGTAATCCTCCAGTTGCAGCACGTCGAACGCGGGCCGCGCCCATCCGACCGGCAGGTTGGCGCGCTGCATCTCCGGGGCCAGCGGGTCGAGGATCGTCGGCAGATACGCCAGCAGCAGCACCCGTTCCGCCCCCGCCGCCCGCGCCGCATCGGCCAGCGCGGCGGTCGATGCCGCCAGCACGTCCCCGGCCCGGTCGAGCAACGCCCGCCGCGCGGCATCCATCGGCGCGCGCACCTGTTCGATCACCGGCGGATCGCCGCCGAACGCCGCCCGCGCCGCATCGTCGTACAGGCAGGGTCGGCCATCGGGCGTCACCCACCACCACGGCTCGCCGATCTGGAATTGCCCGGTCAGCCCCGCCGCCACGCCGATGCCGACGAACGCCGCCGCCACCGCGCGCAGATACGCCATCGCCCCGCCCTGCGCGGGCGACAACAGTGTCGAGGGCGGCACCCATCCGGTCAGCGCGGGCGAACCGTCCGCCGCCCGCTGCTTCCAGTCGCCCCAGCAATGCGCGTCGAACAATTCGTAGCTGAGCGACCAGATCACGCCGAACCCCAGCGCCCGCGCCCGCGCCGCGAAATCACGATGCCACGCCGCACTGGCGACGTTCAGCGCCCCGCCCGCCAGCGACACGAACAGCCCGTCGCCCTGTCGTTCGAGCCGGAAATAATGGCTCATCCCGACATAATGGACGATCGGCCCGCGATAGCCGAGCCGGAGCGCATTGTGCAGCAACCGCGCGGGCGTCAGGTGATAGCTGTCGTCATAGCCGCCCGCGATGCGCAGCCCGTGTTCGGGCACCACCACATCCCCGATCGCCAGCACCGACCCCGGCCCGTCGCACCGCATCGCCGTCAGTTCGACCCAGCCCTCGGCAGGCACGTCGAGCAGCGCGGCGCTGCCGTCATAGTCCGGCGCGACCAGCGATACGAACATCCGGTCGACATCGCCCGCCCACACCGGATCGGCTTCGCCGGGCAACAGGAACCCGCCGTCGACCTCGGCGAAGTCGATCGCGACATCGGCATCCTCGGGCGTGCCGGTCGCGTAATTCCACAGCCGGACATACCAAGCCCGCGCCACCCCCGCCGCGTCGCGCCCCTCGATCGTCAGCACCGGGCCATGCACCGCGTCGAGCGCCCGGACCCCGCCCGATCGCCAGTGGAACGCCAACCGGCACCCCCGGAAATCGCGCGCGGTGGCATAGCGCAGCAAGGCGTGATCGTGCCGGTCCTCCGCTTCCCAGATCAACCCGGCCAGATCGCCGCGCGTATGGAACATGCAATCGACCCGCAGCGCGTCGGGCGCGGTCGTGACGACCGACGCCATCATCGGTCGCGGAAAATCGACCGTCCAGTACATCGGGTCGAACCGGGTCAGCACGCCTTCGTCCTGCACGGTCCGCCCGGTCGCCAGCCAATGTCCCATCGCCTACGCCTCCTGCAACGCCGCGCGCACCGCGCGGGCGACCTGCCGGGTCGATTGCCGCAGCGCGCCCGGCGCATCGCCGCCCCCGCCCGCGTTGACGGTGATCGCCACGCGCACATCCCGCGCACCGCCGCCGCCCTGTGCCGCAACCACCTGTCCGCTGCTGGTCGGCACGAACAGTTCGGGACCGCGTTCGCCAACCCAATAGGGGCGCTGCGGGCTGACCGGACCGCCGGTCGCCCGCCCCGGCGCACCCCCGCCCAACAGGCTGCCGAGCAACGCGAACAGGCCGCCGCCCTCACCCCCGCCCGCCCCGGTCACCGCCGCGCCCGCGATCTCCGCCAGCACGCCCAGCGCCACGTCGCGCAGGTCGTCGAACCCCAGCTTGCCGGTGCGGATCGCCCGCGCCAGCGTGGTCTCGATCGTCCGCCCCGCCCGTTCCACCCCGGCGGCCAGCGGCCCGTCCAGACTGGCCTGCATCGTCGCCACATCGGCGGCGAAGCCCGCCGTATCGGCGCGCACGCGCACGATCAGCCGTTCGATTTCCTCATCCATCGGGGAACCGCTCCTTCAGCATGGCGATGGTGTTGGTGTCGCACGGGTCCGGCGCGTCGCCCGCCATCGCCCGCACCAGCGCGCCCAGTTCGGCGGGCGTCGCGGTCCAGAAGGCGGCGGGCGTCCACCCGAACGCCACCCCGGCCCATCCGGCGGCGCGCCCCGCCGCCTCGGCGAACGTCACCGTCCGCCCAGTATCTGGCCGATCAGGATCTTCAGCGCGGGCGTGGCATTGGCGATCCCGCCCGCCGTCACCGCCTCGGCGAACGCCGCGCGCTCCATCGCGGGCGGATCGCGCAGGCAATGCCACAGCAACGCGACCAGCTCGCCCAGCGCCAGCCGCCCCGCCGCCGCCCGTTCGACCAGCGCGAACAACGGCCCCAGTTCCTGCTCCGCCGCCACCAGCGCCGCGAAACTGGGCCGCAGCACCAGCATCGCGCCCGCCACGCGGATCGCCGCCTCGCCGCGCACTGGATTGGCGGCGGTCATGCCGACACCACCGCGCCGGACGATTCCAGCGCCACGGTATAGCTGCGCTCGCCGTTATAATCCCCGGCATAGTCCAGCCGCGTGACGAGGAACCGTCCGGTCATCGTCTCCCCGCTCTCGAACGTCAGGCGATAATCGTCGATCGCGCCGGACAGCGCGTTGGCGCGAATCCGCTGTTCGGCGACCGATCCGGTGAACACCCCCGCCCCCGACACGCTGACCGACCGCACCCCGGCCCCCGACAGCAATTCGCGCCACCCGCCCGAATCCTTGCTGGTGATCGCCACCGCCTCGCCGTTCACGCTCAACTGCGTCGTCCGCAATCCGGCCACCGTCGCATAGGCAACCGGCACCGCCCCGTTCCCGACCTTCAACAGGAACGCGCTACCCTTTTCCGCCGCCATGTCCGTCTCCCATGAAAAACACGCCCCGCCCGCACCCGGACGGAGCCGCCAAATCGCCCCTCCCACTCGCGGGAGGGGCCGGGGTGGGCCTGTCCCCGATCGCCCCCGCCCGATCGCTATTCCGCCAGCATCCGCACCCGGAACTCGATCCCGGCGATCCACCGCCCCTCCCCCTCGCGCAGCAACCGGCTGCGGACGAAGATCAGGCTGACGATCCGCCACCCCGCCAGCACCGGCGGCGCGTCCAGCACCGCGCCTTCCGCCGCCGCCGCCAGTTCGCGCAGCCGCACCGGACGCTCGCCCGCGTCGTGCAGCAGCACCGCGACCCGCCCCTCGCGCCCGGCGGCATCCTTGGTGCCCCAATCGGTCAGCACCGGTGCCTCGACCACCGCATAGGGCCGCGCCGCGCGCACCGGCGGCGCGTCGAACACCGCCGCCCCCGGCAACGCCGCGCGCAACCGCTCGACCAGCATCGCCTGCAGCAACGTCCCGGCGATCATCGCCCCCACCCCGTAATGTCGCGCAACCGCGCATCGCTCAGCGATCGCCGCGCCAGTCCCGCCCCCGACAGCACCACGCCGTCGTCGACGACCGTGGCCGTCACCCCCGGCACCGCGTCCGCCGCCGCCGCGACGCGCGCCGTCACCGCCGCGACCCGTGCCGCGCCGATCGCCACGCCGCGCTCCCCCAGCGCGATCATCGCCGCACCTCGCCCAGCCGCATCCGTCGCCACGGCCGCCACAGCGCCCCCACCGCCATCGGCGGCGCGACGTCGCGTTCGCGCGTGTCGAACAAATGCGCGACCAGCACGATCACGCCATGCGCCACCGCCGGGGGCAGCGCCGCCCAATCGTCGGCCACCCCGGCGACGAAACCCACCTCCCCCGCCGCCGCCATCCGCACCCATCCGGTGCCGTCGACGTCGATATCGATCGCCGTCACCGGCGGACCCGCCACGATCGACCGTACCGGCAGCACGGGCAGCGCACGCCACGCCGCATCCTTCGCCATCGCCGCGACATGCGGCCGCGCGATCAGCGCCGTGCCGGTGAACGCCTCGGCCAGCGACAGCGCGGTCGCGCACAGCCGCTCGATCGTCGCATCCTCGTCAGTGCCGGTAATCCGCAAATGCCCGCGCGCGGCATCGCGCGCCGGCCCGATCGTCGCCGCCGGAAAGGGCGATGCCGTCATGTCCTTGTCCCCCATGTTGAAAGGTGAAACGGGCGGGTGCCGTCCGGCCCCGCCCGCAACCTCCTTTACTGGCGGTTCCGGCCCGCTCCCCCTCCCGGCCACCCGATCAGGATATGCGATGGGTGGTCGGGAGGGGGAGCGGGCCGGAACCGCGAAACGCTTACGCCGCCGCGAACTTCATCAGCTTGATCGCCTCGGAATTCGTCACCGCCCCGCCGATGCGCTTGGTGGCGTAGAAGTGGACGAACGGCTTGTTGGAATATGGATCGCGCAGCACCTGCGTCTCCGCCCGTTCCGCGATCAGATATCCGGCGCGGAAGTTGCCGAACGCGATCGACAGCATGTTGGCGGCGATGTCGGGCATGTCCTCCGCCTCTACCACCGGATATCCCAGCAGCGTGTCGGGCTGTCCCGCGATCAGCCCCGGCGCCCACAGGAACGCCCCCTCGGCGGTCTTGAACTTGCGGATGCGCGCGGCGGTCTGGGCATTCATCACCCACGTCGCACCCTGCCGGTACGGACGGCGCAGGCTGTGGACCAGATCGATGAGGCGGCTTTCCGGCTCGCTCCCGAAATCGCCCGCCGCCCCGCTCGGCAGATACTGGAGCGTCCCGAACGGCCGTGCGCCGTCACCGGTGGTGGCAATCTGCTCGCGCAGGAACCCGCGCGGCTGGCCGACGCCGGTGCCCGATACGAACGCCTGCCCCTCGGCACAGGCGAACTCGGCGGCGATTTCCCCGGCCAGCCATTCCTCCACATCGAACGCCGCATCGTCCAGCATCGCCTGGCTCGCCGCCGGGTTGGCGTACAGTTCGCCCATCGGCGGCGCGATCTCGTTGAACACCGGGGTCGCGGTTTCGGGCCGTCCCGCCGTCTCCGCCGCCCAGCCCGACGGGGTGCCCCCGCTCGTCACCAGCTTGCGATAGCCCGCCGTCCCGACCTTCACGACATTGGCGATGGCGCGGATCGGGCTGGCGTTCTTCAGCGTCGCATCGATCATCGCGTCGATCTCGCGCGGCACGGCATAGCCGCCCGCCGCATCGGTCGCGCCGCTCATCGCCTTGGCCTCCAGCGTCGCGCCGCTGCGTACGAACGCGCCGAAGCCGTTCGTCACCGTCCCCCCGGCCAGCAGCGGACGATTGCCCGGTGCCGAAATCCCCGAAAAGCTTGCCGACAGCGTGTCCATCTTCGTTTCCATATGTCTGCTCCCAATGAAAAAGGGGACGCCGCACCACGCGACGTCCCCTTCCTGAAAAAACCATGTCCCTGCCCGTCGCGACCGCTCACCCGTCCTCGACGGCGTGGATGCGGGCCAGCGCCTGCATCGGCTGCGCCACCACGCTCACCTCGATCAGGTCGGCGGCCTCGATCACCCGGTGGCGCATCGTTCGCGCCCGCCGCACCCGGAACCCGAACGACAGCCCGGTGACCGCCCCCGCCGCCACCAGCCGCGCCGGGGCATCGGCATCGATCCGCCCGATCACCCGCACCCCGCGCGCATCCTCGGCCAGCGTCTCGATCACGCCGATCGGCCGCCCGCCATGCTGCCACAACAGCGGCACCGCCTCCGCCGCGACCAGCGCACCGGGCAGCATCACATCGCCACCGCGATCGGCATGGTGAAAGATCGCGGCATATCCCGCGAACCTCACCGCGCCCATTCGGGCCACCCCGCCTTGACCGTGATGCCCACCAGCACCAGCGCCAGCAGCATCCGCAGCACCCACGCCATCGCCGCGCGCACCGCCGACCGCTTGGCATCGCGCCACGCGCCCAGCATCTCGCGCAGTTCCTTCAGGTCGCCGTGCGCCGCCGCGTCGGACAGGCCGATCCGCGCCATCGCCCGGCTCGCGCCCAGTTCGCCCGCCGCCTCCGCGATCGCGCGCAGCGTCGACAGGTCGGCGCCGTCGTCGATCGCCTGTTCCATCAGCCGCGCCAGCAGCACGTCATTGCCCATCGTCCGTCTCCCGTCGTTCGTTTGCGGCCATCCCGACCATCGCCCGCTTTTCGTCGACGCTCAGGAAATCGGCCGCCGCCACCCGCGCCCACAACCGCTCGCGATCCTCGGACAGCGCCGGAATCCCGTCGAGGTCGATCGCCAGCGCCACCCCGCCCAGCCACGGGGCCAGCGCCTGTCGCACCCCGCCCAGAATGCGCTCGCCCATCGGCACGATCGCCTGGCGCCACAGCGCGCGATTGGCCTCGCGGTAATTGGCGTATGTATTGTCGCCGGGCAGCCCCAGCAGCATCGGCGGCACCCCGAACGCCAGCGCGATCTCGCGCGCCGCCTGTGCCTTCAGCCCGACGAAATCCATGTCCGCCGGGGTCAGGCTCATCGCCTGCCACTTCAGCCCGCCGTCCAGCAGCATCGGTCGCCCGGCATTGGCCGCCCCGGCGAACGCATCGTCCATTTCCGCCCGCAACCGCGCGAACTGGTCGGGCGACAGCACGCCGCCGTCGCCCGGATCATGGACCAGCGCCCCCGAAGGCCGCGCGGCATTGTCCAGCAGCGCCTTGTTCCACCGCGCGGCGGCATTGTGGATCGCCACCGCCCCGGCGGCGGCGTTCATGCACCCCAGCCCGTAATGATCGTCGGTCGGATGAAAGGCGCGGACATGGATCAGTTGCGGCCGCCCCGCCGCATCCTCCGCCGCGATCCGCGTCGTCGCCGCGCCGACGCGATATCGATATGCCACCGGCCACCCGCCCGCATCCGCCTCGACCGTCACCCGCTCGGGCCGGAGCGCGTACAGTTCGCCCACCCCGCCCGCACCATCGGCGATCATCTGGATATAGGCGTTTCCGTGCAGCAACAGGTGCGCCGCCGCGGTCTCCAGCAGATCCTGTCCCGCCGACCGTGCCGTCGCCAGCGCCACGGCGCGCGCGTCGCCCACGACCGGCGCGGATGCGACCCCTTCGGCCACCACCCGCACCGCGCGCTGGGCGATGGCATTGCCCAGATACGCATCGCGCACCTGCGCCTCGTAACTGACCGGCCATGCACCGTGCATCGCCGCCCCCGCGCCGCCCCGCGCCAACACCGGACGCGACGCATCGCGCCCGGACCTGCGTCCGAACCAGTTCATGTCGATTCTCCCGAAACCCGAAATCGCGCGTGCGTGGATCGCCCGCGCTACAACAGCCGCACCGTCGCCTGCGCCCGCTTGCCCAGCATCAGTTCGCTCATCGCCCATACCAGCGCGTCGGCGCGGTCGGGGGATCGGCCCGGCCCCTCATATCCCCCGCCGCCGACGATCCCGCACAGCTCCGCCTCCAGCGCCGCGAACGTCCCGGCATGGAACACCCGCCCCGCCTCGTACAGCAGCGCCACCGGCTCGGCCCGGGCCGCCTTGCCGCGCGACGCATGGACCAGCGTCAGCGGCAGCGCGGCATCGGCGGCGCGCAACACGCTCGCCACCATCGCCCCGCCCTGATTCGCCTCCGCCACCACCCGGTCGGCATGGTGGCGCGCGGCGCATCCGGCGACCGCGCGCGCCCATCCTTCGGGTGTCGCGCCCTCGACCGTCGCATCCTCGACAACATAGCCCGCCCCGTCGCGGCCCAGCCCGACCGCGACGATCCCGCACGCATCGCCGCCGATCCCGGCGGGCGGATCGACCCCGACCACCACCCGCGACAATTCGGGCGCACCATCGACCCGGCACCCCTCGATCAGCGCGGGCCACCACAGCGCCCCCGCCACCGCGTCGATCAGTTCGCCGTCCAGCTCCTGCCGCCCCAGCGCGGTCCCGGCATAGCTTGCCTCCAGCTCGGCGGCGAACCCGTCGGGCAGGTGCAGGTTGTCGCGCGTCCGCCCGGTCGCGATCCGCACCCCCTTCATCCGGCGGATGCGCTTGAGCAGCGGGATCGGGCGCGGCGTCGTCGTGACCAGCGTCTGCGGATGCGCGCCCAGCCGCATGCCCATCATCAGATTGTCCCATGTCGCATCCGCCCGCCGCCATTTGGCCAGTTCGTCGCACCACGCGATATGATGCTGCGGTCCGCGCAGCGTGTCCGGCGCTTCGGCGCTATAGGCATAGGCGCGCGCGCCCGATCCGAACTCGACCGTGCCCGACGTCGAACGCCACCGCACCGTGTCGTACAGCCGCCCCACCGCCAGCAGCCCGCTTTCGCCGCCGATCATCACCCGTTCGATATCGGCCCGCGTCGCCCCGACCAGCGCGACGCGCAACGTGCGATCGTGCAGCGCGCGGCGGCACACCCATTCCGCCCCCGCCCGCGTCTTGCCGAACCCGCGCCCCGCCTGCATCAGCCAGATGCGCCACGCCGTGTCGATCTCCGCCACCGCCTGTCCGTCATGCGCCCATAGCCGCCAGCGCGTCGCCAGTTCGGCCCGGCGTCGCGGCGACAGGCGCTTCATCAGGATCGCCACCTCCCTGTCGTCCAGTTCCCCCAGCGCCTCGACCAGCGGATCGGGCAGCGGATCGGGCGGCGCATCCCCCGCCGGCACCCCGGCGCCGGTCACGCCTTGCGCTCCCGCCGACGCCGCAACCCCTTGATCTGCGCCAGCAACACCGCATCGGTTTCCGCCTGCGTCGCCCGGCTGTTGCGTGGAAGGCGTTTGGTGGCGCTCTCGGTACAGGTCGCGCGATACCGTTCCAGCAGCCGCATCGCCTGATCGACGGTCATCGGCGCGGCGACCGCGGCATCGGGATCGCCGACCACGCCATCGACCGTCGCGATCGCCTTGCGCAACAATTCCGCTTCCAGCCGGTCGTACCCGGTGGTCAGCGCCGTGCGGTATTGATACGCGAAGTTCTCGTCGCGCTGTCGTAACTGATACAGGCCGACCCGGCTCATCCCCACCACATCCGCCGACGCCTGGATGTTGCAGGTGGCGGCAAGGTGATCGAGGAATATCTTGCGCCGCGCCGCCGTCCATCCCCCGACCTTCCGCTTTTGCCGCAGTCCCGGTGCATGACCGCCCGCGACGATAGCGGTCTCCACCGCCTGCGCCGTCGTACCGCCGTTCTCGTCTTCCGCCGTCTTCATGGTCATCGCCGATCCCCCGACATGCGACGGGGCCGGAAGCACCCTTGGTGCCCGGCCCCGTCCCGCAATTCCCCATCGTTCCTGTTTTGTGCCATATCAGCGTCGCGCTGTCAATGGCTTTGTTCCTATTTGGTTCGTTTTCATGCTGCACTGGCGAAACGCGCCCGCGACCCCATATTATGCGTATCGTTGGCAGATGGTCCCGTAGGCGCCAGCGACCGGGAGACACGCGCTTCCGCTTACGCTGCCGGAGCGTCGCTGATGGACCTCAATTATCTTCTGCATCGTCACCAGGTCGCGCTGATGCGCTCGGCCAACGCCGCCTCGCGCGAAGCCGCCTGTGCCCATGACGGGCTGGCAAAGGGCTATGCCCATCGCATCGCGACGATGCGCGATCTGCTCGACGCCCCCGGCCGGATGGTCGCGGCATGA